CATCGGCCGGAACAGGAAACAACCCTCCTCCGTTGACAAAAACTCCCTTCCTCAAAATAGGTATGGGAGGTTAGGGGGTATCTTGTCGAATAAATTTATTTTTAAAATTAAAATACTCCCATACAATTAATATTGTATAGAAGTATTAAAATTCTAAATCCATTTCAATTGTTTTTCTTCCTGTTCTATTATGCTATCACATTTAATACTATTGCAATGTCTATGTGCTAACTGAACATTGTTCCATGTATGAGTTCCACCTTTAGCTAGTGGAATTATATGGTCAATGCTTGGATAGTTATCACCAGCTATAAAGTAACCTTCATCAGTATAATAATAATCTTCTGTGTCTACTTGTCTTCCGCATATCTTGCATATTCCTTCATCTCTTTGTATTAACTTTTCTAATGATATATTCCATTCTATCTTTCCATTCTTTTTAGCTTTAGCTTCTCTTAATCTTTTATTTGCTTTTTTTCTTTCTTTTTCTTGTTTATTATGGCAATCTTTACATATAACTTGTTGCTTACTAAAAGATATAAATTCTTTACCACACTCTATACATTTTCTTTTTTCTGAACCTTTATAATTATTGCCACATTTCCTACATGCTATATTTCTATCTTTATCAAACAGTTTATCATTAACTCTTTCTTTGATATCCCCGCATATTTTGCATTTGCATATTATCTTTCCTTCTTTATATCCACCTAAATATTCAAAGTGTTTTCCATACCTTTTATTAAATTTATCTATAAAATTAATTTCAAGTTTATTTTTATTTATCTTATATTTTTTTCTAGGTTTATTTTTATTTAACATTTTCTTTTTTGTTTTTTCTATTCTTTTACACTCTTTGCAAAGTATATTAGCATCTTTTCTTTTACTTCTATCTGCATATACACTTCTTATTTCTCCACAATCTTTGCACTTAATTAATACATTACTCTTGTTATTTATGTATCCACTTACATATTCCCATTTATCTCCACGAATAGAATTAAATTTTTCTATGAAATCTTTTTCTAATTTATTCATTTTCTAACCACCTCTTTAATTATATTATATCACAATTGACCGTCAATTGACAGTTAATACAATAAGTTTTATAATTATTTTGAGGTGATATTTATGGGCAATCCTAAATTAAAAAATAGAGTAATTCCAAATAGTGCAGTTGATAAAGAACTTTATCAATGGCTTAGAGAATATTCTAAAGAAAGTAAAATACCAATGTCAAAACTTCTTGATAAAGCTATCGAATTATTAAAAGAGTCTACAACTAAGTAGGCTCTTTTTTACCATCTCTCTTTATTTAGTTGTTCTTTCTTTTTAAATCTGCTTTTCTCTGGGTGTAATTTGTTGTGACAAGCTGGACAAACTGCAATAAGATTTTTATATTGTTTTCCTTTGTATGTATAATATTTTGATAGTGCAAGCTCTGGATGTTTCCTTACAAACTGGACATGATGAACAGTATTAGCTTTAGTGATCTTTCCTTTCTTCTTGCACTCTTGACATTCATAATGTTGTTCTCTTAGTACTTCTTCTTTAATATGTCTAAACTCTATAGACTTATAGAACTTCCATAGTTCATTCTTATCTATTAATTCATTAATCCATTGTACTAATTCATTACTATTCATTCTGTTCCTCCATTAATAAATTCTTCAAACTCTTTATCATTAGCTATAACTCCAAAGTAATAGCACTCGTGGCCAAAATAAATATGAAATAAAGGTATAAAGCAATATATTATGCATTTCACAGTAGACATATTTGCTACACATCGCAATCCTTGGTCTGCTAGATATTCATTAATTCTTAGAAAATATAATGCAAATGATATTAACGATACTATTACAAACGCTAAACATATTTTAAATATCATTTTATTTGCTCCTTTTGCTATTTATATTTTTATTTCTATATTTTAGCTTTCTTTTGTCCGACTTAGCTTCTATTAATTCCTGAACTAATCTTATATATTTTTCATCATTACTTACCCTCGCATGACTGGTTAATAGATACAAGTTTCTAGTTTTAGGCATCTTTTTTCTTATGCAGTTATCTATTACTGTTTTAGCGACATTAAAACCATATATATGGGAATGTCCTTTTATAAATGGCTTCTCAGTGTTATATACAACATATCCTTTCTTTACTGCTAGTATTATGTATTCTTTTCTTTCATACACTTTCTTTGCTCCATCCGTTTTATCAAAGTTTGGTATTTCCTTCATAATGTCATCATATTTGTACAATTCCTTTGGAATTTCTATTGTAGGTTTTATAACTTCATCTATTTCCTTCCATCTTTTCACCATATAATCACACCTTTTAACAAAATAAAAAAGAACACTAAATTATTAGTGCTCTTTGTGGGAGTAATGAATAAAAACAATCATTAGAAGGTTTCCAGAGTTGCACTGGATAATACTCATACCTTCATATTGCACCCAAATCAATGGGCGCATTAAAATGGAATATAAATAATTAAAGATATAGATATATAGATATATTATATAGATTTTTTAACACACAATATATATGAATATTTTGATTTTATCACGGTTTACTCCGGAGGTTTTAAAGTGGTCCTCTCACTCCTACTACTATGTTTTAATATATATATTAGTCGCCCTCGCGAGTTGAACACGAGTATATACTTGTTTCATATATAGTCGACAATTTAATAATCCACTTGTATATAAATCCCATAGCAACATATTGAGGGAAGAGTACCTCTACTCTTGTCCCTCGAACAGAAACTTAATTTGAGTGGAATTAAGTTCTCATTTCTCCAGCATAGTGTGGTATGCTCTAAAAAAATTACAAATTTAGGATACGTTAGCATTTCTGCTATTCTTATACTATTATAGTACCATGACTTTCTATGCTTTTAGTCCGGAATTTGTCCGTATTTTGTCCTAAAAGTGTCCCTCTAATCAAGCCTATATCTTAATTTGCTAGCTTTGTATATATTTCATCTATAAGCACTCTTGGATACATACTATTTAATGCACTTATTACTGTATCTCTTCTTAATTGGTAATATGTACTTTTGCTTATATGCATTTTTTCTAGTATTTCTCTTCTGCTTGCTCTAACTCTTCTACTACAATATAATATTTCAAACAACTCCTTTTGTTGTAATGTAAAATTCTTAATTGCAATATCTATTCTGTTTTTTTCTATCTCTAATTCTTTTTTTCTGTATTGTAAATAATTAATTCTTTCTTCTTTTCTTATTACTTCCTGCTCTACTGTATTTGAAATATTATATGTTTTGCCTGTTTTCTCTGAGTCATAATTTATCCCACTACATCCTACATAATCATTATTTACTTTTGCTATTTCTAAGTCTATTATCTCTATGTCATCTTTTATTTTATTGTAGGAAAATAACTTGCCTTCAACTCTTTTGTATAGCTTGTCAAATTCCTCTTTCTTCATACTCCCTCAACTCCTTATAAAATCAAACTTTTATTTAACAGCCCTGCTTAACCAATATTTCTTTATTTTAACTTTTAAATTATGTCTTTTTTCAAAAATATAATATGGCTCATACTCAAGCTGATATGTTGTTATTTCATATCTTATATTAGTTCTTTTGTCCGTAAAGAAAGTTGTTCGTTTATGCTTCCATATCAATCTCATTTAATCGCCTCCCAATAAAACTAAAAATTTATTTAATAACTTCAATTTCTTCATCATTTATACATTTCTCATGTTTTCCATCAAAATAATACTCACATTCTTTAAATTCTTTTGGCATACCTTTACATCTATCTTCACATTCTTTTTTACACTCAAAACAACAAACAGTTCCAAATGGATTTGCAAATTTACAAGCCATATTTTTACCTCCTAATAAAACTAAAAATTTATTTATAATATCCTTCCTCAATTCTTTTCAATGTTCTTTGAAGTTTATATTCTAGTTGTTCTCTTGCTAATTCTACTGCTCCTTCTTCAGCTAAATATAATATTTGTTCAATTAGTATAGCTACATCAACTATTTCTGATATTGTAGCAGTAGATATATTTCTACCTACTGCTATATCTTTAGATAATTCTCTTGATAATTCTCCCAGTTCTTCTATTAACTTAAGTTGTTGCGATGGATTCTTAAAATTATCTGCTATTTCTTTTATAGCTCCATTAATTTCTTCTATATTCATCTATTCATCCTTTCCTAGTAACTTTTTCACATATTGTATTTCACAACTTTCTTCATCTTCAAAATCTAATTCACAATTCATACAACCCGCTCCATCTAAATCATAAGACTCATTGCAGAATACTTTAAATCTCTTGTTTATCAAATCAACGAGTTGTCTTTCTTTACAAGTTTTTCTTTTTGCTTTCATTATTTATCATCTCCCTTGTTATATCTCACTGTAATTAATTTATCTGCCATAGGTAATGTTTCTATCCAATCACAGAATACTTGCCATTCTTGTAAACGGTGATTTCTTCTTTGGAAGTATATATTTCTAAGACATCTATAATTTGTAATCATTCCTGCTGTTAGTTCAAACCCTAGAGGAATATTATAAACCATATAATAAAATGAGTAGTCTAACTCTTCTTTAGTTATTTTTCCTTCTCTGTATTTTTGAACATCTTTGTTATAAGATTTTTGATATTGCTCAGCTATATGTATAATTTGTTCATCTACAAAAGCATTGCAGCACTTCTCTAAAGTCATTTTAGATAATTTATGCATCTTAGATGTGCTAGATACAAAATTTAGAAATTTATATCTTTGAGCCTCTGGCCACCATTGGACTGAAGCCGTTACATCAAAAGTAACTGTTATTCCTGTTAAAAATTGATTATGACCTTCACTATTACCAGTATTAGCTAAGTTACAAGCATTTCTAATTGCTTTTTCATAATCCACATTTTTTCTGTATTCCTCAACATCTGCTACCATAGGATATCTTGCAGTTTCTATCGCATTACTTAATCCGTAAACATGTACATTTTCAACTTTTAACATATTATTCATCCTCCCCTGTTCCTAATATATCTATGCCTGTTAACTGTCTACAGTAATTTCTTAACTTGTCCAATTGTCCAGTGACTCTACTGTGTTTAGTTTTTAACTCTTGTAATTCTTTTTCCAACATTGCATTTTCCTTTGCAAATGATATATTTTGTTTTTCTAAGTAAGTATTTGCTAGGCTTAACTCTTTATTTGCATCTAATAGATTTTCGATTGTGTCTTCTTTTACTTCTATATCTTCCTTTAATTTGTTGCTTCTTTCTCTCCAGAATTCTATTATTTTAAGACAATCTTTATTTGTTTCTTGTGCTCTCTCTAATTCTCTTGTAAGGTCATTTATATATTTTCTATTTAATAACATATTTAAATCCCCCTTATTTCATTTCTTGATTAATTAGTTCATCTATCACTTGTGACAGTCTTAAAACGTCCTCTGTCAACCCTAGTTGGCAATATAAACTGCTAAGTATTTCTTTTAACTCGTCTAGCATAATATCACCTCTAATCATATTTAACATTTATATAATCAAGCACTTCTTTTAATCCCAGCTTGTCCATACAATATTTATACTGTTTTGGATGCGTATATTTTAATCTTTGAAATCTATTAGGTTCTTTTTCCAGATGACATCCAAACATACAGTAGATGCACGTGTTATTCCATTATTTCTAATGGCACTGACTATATCTTTATCCTAAATTTTAGGATAGTTGGCGCTTCGGGCCGTGATTAATTCAGCCCTACTCCCCATCGGGATAGTCGATACACTCTTATTTATTTGATTATTTATTATATAAATAGAATATTTTCTCATCTCTTTTTCCTCCTTTCCCCGAAATCATATAAATCAAATAAATACTAGCACGGGATTGGCATATCATTTGACTTAGCTTCCCCCGTTAGCCTATTCTCTAATGGTCATTTCCTACCATTCCTACAAGTAGAATAGACACCTCATGATCAGTGAGTTCACCAACTTATTATATTAACTGTTACCAGTTAACACGGCTGTTTCCAACCTGTTCTTTTTTCTCCTGTTGTTCTATAGTATTTATTGCCTAGCATGTCGCTTTCTTCTACTATGTCTCCATATACTGAACATATTTTTAATTTATTCTCAACTATATATTGAAGCACATCTTGTTCTGTCCAAAATCCCATTGGTTGACTTCTGCCTGTGTTAAAAGCATTGCATCCAGTTTTAAGATATGCTGCTTCTCTTTGTTGTCCTTCATCTGCCATAGTTGCTGTGAAAGGTACTTTTCCAGTTCTCTTTTCATACTCTTTCATTGGTTTTTTCTTTAGTTCATTACAACATTCATCTGAAATTTTAAAAGGAGCATCTAATAGAAATTCCCATTTCTTTTTATTAAACTTAGATCCTTCTTCTAATCCTCTTATTTGTCTAACTCTTAATGTATCTTTTCCATCAGCTATATTTTTTCTAGCTAATCTTACTGTATTAGATACAGCTTTACTCACTATTGGATATTCTTTTTCTTTAATAACTTTTTTAAATGTTATATTTGGCTTTATTATAGTTACATTGTCAAATGTTTTTACAAATTGTACTATCTCTGGGAACTCTAACCCAGTATTGCTGAACACTGCTTCTATATTTGGGTAAATACTTCTTACTATATGTAACAATACTGTGCTGTCTTTCCCTCCACTGAAACTTATATATACTCCATCTTCTCCATAGTAATCTACCCATTCTCTTATTCTTAATTTAGTTTTTTCTACTTTAAGATCTAAGGGATAATTCTGCAACAATTTCAATTCACTTTTTAACACTAACCTCACCTATTTCAATTCATATTTTCATTTGACTATCATTAGTAAATAAGAATAGGGAACTACACTAGTATTGCATAATCCCCTATTTAATTGTTTATTTTATCCCCAAATATTCTTTTATTACTGCTATTGCATCATCTGCACTCCAGCAAACCTTACACATATATCCCTGCTTATATAACCAATCTAGCCATTTAACTTGTTCTATGGTGCATTTATTCTTTCCATATTTCATCTCTATATACAAGCCATGTTTTCCATTTTTAGCAACTGGTAAGCAAAGGTCTGGGCATCCACGTTTTGTTCCAGTAGATTTTAATTTTTTTGCTTCTGCTTTATTTCTATAACCACCATTAGGAATTGCATAAATCCATTTTAATTCTTCATATTTACAAGACTGTAAATTACACCATTGTATTAAAGTTGCTTGTTCTAAATCTTCACCTTTCATATCTAATCCTCCACATATTCCCATTTAAGCCCTTTAGCTGTTTTGTATCTGCCTCTACAACATTCAGTTATATTTGATGGATTTATATTGTATTTTTCTCCTGCTTCATTTAAAGAGTAAAATACTTCTCCTGTAGTTATGCATCTAACCTTTTTACAATTATAGCTATTTCTGCCTTTGTATTTTCCTAATCTACCTCTACTTATTTTTTCTCTCACTTCTTTTGTTTGAACTTTTAGACCTATTTTATAAGCATGTTGCATATTTTCTCCTTGAGTTGTCCATTCTAAATTATCCATTTTATTGTTTGTTTTATTGCCGTCTATATGATTTACTTGTGGTTTATTCTCTGGATTAGGTATAAATGCTTCTGCTACTAACCTATGTATTTTGGGAGTTTTACAAACCCCATTTTTATTTAGATGTATTTGATAATATCCTTTCTTCGTCTTTAAAGGTGCTAGTATTTTTTCTGCTCTAGTATAGCTTCCTAACGTATTTGTTATAATTCTTTCTAAGCTCTTAATCCTACCAAAGTTACTTACTTGATATAGTCCTTCATAGCCTTTTATATCTTTCCATATTTCATTGTTCATACTTCAATCTCTCCACTTCTCTAGCTATATTAATAGCCATAGTTATCGCTTCATTTAAGCTATAGCCTAGCTCATAGTAGAATTTAGCAAACTTTATAACCTCTTTCATCTAATCCCCTCTAACAATCTATGATAAACCTTATATAGTTCAGCATATTTGTTTTTATTTAATAAATCATGCTCTATCCTTTTTATCTCAAGTTCTTTTATCATTTTTTCTAGGTCCTGTAGCATTTGCATATTTCTTATTTGTAATCCTGTTAATTTCATTAATTTATTTCCTCCGCACTTAATAATTTTCTTTCGTATTTTTTATTTAGTGTTTCAGTTACTAAGTGATTATTTTCTAATACTTCATATAATTTTAAATACTCATCTAACACTTTTTCCCTAACTTCTAACATTTCATTATTCATTTCTTTTTTTCTTAACATTTTAGGAAATCCAAATATATTTGATGTGACCTTGTTGACTACTGTATTTGCTTTTATGTATGATACTTTTTCTTGTTTTAGTTCTTCTGGAAGTAAATCTTGTAGTATTTCCATGCATTGTAATTGATGTTTTTTATCACCTTGTCTGAATTTTAAATCTTGAAGTGCTTGTTCTAACGCTTCTATATATTGTTGGGTTTTGTATCTTACTAATGCACTTTCTTTATTGCACATTTGCATTACCCAACTTCTATCCATTACAAAACAAGGTCTTTCTTGATTTTGTTTATCTTTATATGTGCCCTCCTTAATTTTTAGGGCGGATATTTCAACACCAGCATTTTCAAGTGATTTAATTTCTTTTCGTATACTAGCCATAAAGTTGTCGTGTCTTACTGCCCCTTTATTTCCTTCTTCCTCTCTAAATTTATTTATCAAGTCTACTACTTCTAAAGATGTCATTGTAATTTCTATACTTAATAAGTTCATACAATCAACTCCTTTTAAAGTAACTTTTATTTAACTGTTAATAACCTCTTTTGTTATTGGATCATAACTCCATACTCTAACTTCATCTTTTATTCTTCCATTTACTAAATTACCGCATTCTCGACACTGACTTACTACACCTAGTCCTTTTACTTTAAGATGTATCATTGTGCCTTGGCAATGAGGGCACACATTTTCTTTAGCACCAACAATATTTTTCATTAGTTTTCATCCCCTTAACTAATTTTCTTTTTCTCTAACTTTTCCAACTTGCTAATGACTTGTTTTATTGTTAGGCATACACTTGCCCTATGTATGCCTAATCTTCTCGCCGTTTCAGCTTGTGTTAGTCCTTCAATGAATACTAGTTCAATTACACTTCTTTGACGTGCTGTAAGGCAATTTAAATCTATTGTGGCTACATCTATAAATCTATTCTTATTTCGATGTATTGAATTATCTTTTTTATTTTCACCTTCAAGTATTCTTCTTAAGTTTTTTAATGCTGATATTTCTACTCTTGATATATGTGATTGATAGTCATTTAGTAGTACTGCTATTTCTGATTGTGTTTTTCCTTCGAAAAATTTCATCTCTATTACTGTTTTTTCCAATTTTGAAAGTTTTTTCATAGCGTTTAATAGATCTATTTTGGAAATTATTTTGTCCTCTGATATGCTTATATCTCTTATCGTTTCTGAATAGGTAATTTTTCTTTCATTTGGGCATAATTTTATCGGACTATCCATAGGAATTTTGCCCTCCATAAGATGCAACGTCTTTGTAATTTCTTCGATTGTTATGCCCATAATTTCTGATAATTCTTTCAATGTAGGCTCTCTTTGTAGACTTTCAAATTTCTTTCTAATTTGCTTGATTTGTTTGTATTGGTTGTAATTTCTTCGTGGTATCCTGAAAGGTACATCATCTCTATTGTCTCTAAATTCTTTTAGTATTTTACCCACTATGTTTGTCGTTGCATAAGTTGAAAATTTCACATTTAATGTTGGGTCATAATTTTGTATGGAATATAATAATCCTAGACTTCCAACCTGAATTGCATCATCGTAACTTATTGCTTTACCTTTGAATTTCTTTGCTTGCTTATATACAAGTCCTATATTATCCTCAACAATGCTTGTTACAGCCTCTCTATCTCCCTTTTGAGCCTTTTCAAACAATTCAACAATATTTTTATTGATACTCATAATTACTCCCCCTATGGACCAGGGGAAATCCCCTGGAATATAATTATTCTGCATAAAATCTATAGTTTTCTATATCTGCCCCAAATTCTATTATGTTTCCTTGAGCCATTTCAACTAATCTGCTTGCCACTGCTTCATCCCAACTAACTATTTCATCAATTGACTTTTCTGTACTAATAATCATAGGTTTTTTCTTAAGATATCTTTCATTTACTATTTCAAATATATATTTTAAATCTGCATCTGTTGGCTTTCCTTTTAAAAAGTCATCTAGAAAAAGAACTCTTGGTACTTTGTACTTATCCATTTCTCTTATAAAATTTGTTTCATCCATTACTGATTGTTTAAGATTTATTAACATAGTTGTATATAGTTCATATTTGCAAAGTACATTTTTGCCAATCAAATTAATCATTGTTGCTGCTCCTAAATGTGTTTTACCTACTCCAGGTCTACCTGTAATAATTAAGCTTGAATTTGTATCAAGGAAATTATTGCAATAGTTTATAGCTTTATCTCTCGCCGCTAATTGAGTTTCATTATTCACTTTGTAATTTCTAAATGTTTTATTCTTGAACACTTCATCTAATCCACATTTTTTTAATTTTTCTTTGGATTCAAATTTATCTTTACATTTGCACGGCACCGCTTGCCCTAAATCATTAAATGTGTAATGTAAATCCCTACATATAGGGCACTCATATTCTTTTATATTATCTCTTTTAGGGATATTATTAACTCTCTCCATTAATATCTTTTTAAAAGTTTCATTCATCTAATCACCCCATATATTTTCATCTAGGCTATCTAATAATTTATTACTTTCTTCCAATCTTCTTTTAAACTCAGCATCATCACATTGTTTTTGTGTTGCTGGTATATTTTTCTGTTTTGAGGTAATACTATTATTAGATGTTTTATTATTTTGAAGTTCATATGCTTGTAATTGTTCTAAACTGGTTATATTTATATCTAGCCAGTTTTTTATTATGCCTTTTAAGTAACCAAAATTTAATTTCCCTTTTTCAGTACATATTTCTAATGCTTTTTTAAATAAATCAACATCTATTTGATTGCTTATATCTATAAGCCATTCTCCTACTATTCCATTGGCCATTCCTATATTTTTTTGATATAGCTTACTCATAAAAGATAATTTTTCACTTACATGCTCATTTACACATTCTTCCTTTGTAGGTATATTATCCTTACCTAACCTATCCTTACCTAACCTATCCTTACCTATGCTGCCCATTGGTTGCCCATTGGTTGCCCCAAGTAAATATTCATTCCATTTACTTTTAACTAAATCATTATTTAAACTATCTGTATCCTTATTCTTTAGAGACATATTACAAGATAAACATATCACGGAAATATTATTTAACTCATGCTTACCACCTCTTGCAAGAGCTTTATTATGTTGTATGCTTGGTTTTGTATTACCTTCTAGCATTGTTTCCCCACATACTGGACATGTTTCACCTTTGAATAAATTTCTTATCACTCCATTGAATTTATCTGGTAAATCTCCTTCTTTATATGCTTGTGATCTTATTTTATGGTCTGTTCTTTCTTTACTTTCAATTAATTCTGCTTCTGGAATAACTTGTAAAAGTAGGTCCTTATAAATACTATCCACTTTTCTATCTGCTCTTATCTTGTTATTTTCTTTCCAATCTGTTATATAAGTTACTAAATCTTCATTTAAAACATTTACAAAATTCTTTGCAACTAATATTTTTAAATCATCCTCAGTTGCTCCTATAGAATTTAAAATCGGATATGCTTCAACTATTCCATCATCGTCTGCATGTAACCCTAAATGAAAATATAAACATTGTGTGCTTGTTGGCATTTTTAAAAATCTAGCCGTATTTATAACTCTTAAAGAGAACATTCTTCTACTTGCGATAGGTCATCCCTCCTAGTTTGCAACTTGCATATTTTCATATCCAGAACACATGAAATCATACTCGTCTTTAGTCATATTAACTACATCTTTAGTAAATTTTTTGAATACATGTTTCTTAACTGTATCTTTATCTATTCCTTTGCTATAAGCTATTGCATATAATCTACTTATTTGTTTTTCTGATAACTTGCTGGTCCATCTATCTGGTGTATCTAACTGACTAGACTTGTCCTTATCGTGTTTATTAGTAGCATCACTATCTTTTGTATCATCTATTGCAAATAGCCCGTTTAAAGCATATTTTCTAGCATATGAACTGACTGACCCCGTAACCTGTGCTAAATCCATTCCTTTTTTTGTTTCGTCTTCTCTAGCTAATGCCTTAACTTCTATCTTTTCTCCTTTTTCAGTATCTACAAAAGTTGCCGTAGCTTCTAAATAATATCTATCGCCTATCTGTTTTATTTCATCTGATAAAGTAACTGTAGCTTTATACTCCAGTAATAAAGGTTTTAATCCTTCTAATATATCTTCACAACTTCTATAGTTGTATTTCCCAAAGTTGTTATATTGATTTTTAGGTGCTTTTAATTTACTTTGTATTGCCGATAACTTTTCATATAGATTCATTAGTTTCACACTCCTTAGTCTTCTCTTGTTTTATAAAATCCCTATATGCTTGCAAATATCCCTTGTCATATATTGTCAAAGGGCTGTTATCTATTTCATACTTTTGTATATATTCTTCAAGTTCTTCAATAGGTTTATATCCTTCTAAACATTCCCTTGCTCCATCAATAAAACCCCATGCTTCCTCTGCATTATCATCGTATTTATTGGTGTACATTGCATAAAGTAGTCTATTTTCAAAAGTCGGCTCTTGATTTAAATAACTATCTCTAATTCTCATATTTACACCTCTTTTGTTATTGTGGTATAATTAACTTAGTATCAATTTTCATTAGGTCCTATTTATATAGGGCTTTTTATATTCCCATTGTTGCATCTGTTTTCAAAGTTCTGATATCTTCATCTGCTTCCTCAAGGTCCCTTACTTCTTCTTGCATCATTTCATCAATTTCTTGTAATATTTCTTTTAGGTCCTTTATTTCATATGCAACTCTAATTTTAGATGCTCTCCAGTACTCATAATTACAAGCAACTTGTAAATCGTTTGTACTATATCTATCTTTATATAGTTTTATTTGGCTATCACATAGTTCCATGAAACTCTCACATACTGTAATCTTATTTTTAATACTTTCTCTGACTTCATCTAATATCCAGTTCATATTAATCCTCCTTTTTAATAAGTCTGCATTCTTCGTTTTTTTCATAATTAAGCCCTGTAACTTTAAACAAAATTTTTCTTATTAATTTCCTTCTTTCCTTATCTGTTAAAGGCTTATTCTTTATTTTACTTTTGCTAGTTTTTTTATTTCTTTCTCTCCATTCCTTTGAAGATTTATTTGAGCATTCTTTGCAAGAGCCACTTAACCTAAGCTTACCATTTTTACTTCTATAAAAATTAATCGTGTTAGCTACATACCATTTTTTGCATTTGCAACATCTTTTGAATACATAGGGCGAATTCATATTAATCCTCCTTGTCTTCTAAGTTGTATATCTTTTCTTCAATTTTCTTAATGATTTCTTCTAATTTAATGTTCTTTTCTCTTTCTGCTGCACTTATCATTTTCCAGTAAGAAACTTGAGATTCTAAAAATTTTTCGTATGCAGTTTTTTCTTTCTTCATTTCAAATCCCCCTTTTCCTATAAACTAAAATTAATTAAATGCCCTATCAATTCTCCAATTGCTTTTTCTTCGTTTCCTTCTTCTACCCTTATGAAATTAATATAACTATCCTTAGATTCAAAATACTTTTCTATTTCGTATTGTCTTTTGTTATCATAATCTACCTTTGATTTATGTTCATATTCATCATATTCAATTGCTAAATTAAAAAATGGTAAATAAAAATCAATTCTATAGTTCAATACTGGATATTGAGGTATTATTTCAAGTACAATCTTTGAATTTTCTTTATCTATATATGATTCAACAACTCTTTTAGCTGTCTTAAATAGTTTTTCTAAATGATATTTAAATTCAATTTCTTTTCTACTTTTAATAACTTTACTTTTATGAATTAACCCTTCTGAGCTTAGCCATTTTATAAAACTTTGTTTGATATTACAAGAAATCAAACGATTGTTCTCAATTAAACACCATAATCCACTTTCATTAATTACTATTATTTTTTGTTTACCGCCAGGTGTAAGTATTTTAATGTTCCCCTTATCTTCCTCATCAACATGTTTTTTTATTGCATCTGATGTATCTTTGTATCCTAATATTGTCGCTACATCTTTACCTACAAACCAAGGTTCATTTTCAATTTCTAATACTCTTATTTCTCCAAATTCATTATTGCTAAATGTTTTGTAAGATTGATATAAATCTGACATATACTATTCCCCCTTATTTATTTTTCTTAATACCATATCTTGAAATTTAAAATATTCTTCCCAATCATTTTCTGCCTCACCTGTTCTTATAAGATTACAATAAATCTTAAGTATCCAAGTTACTGACATTTATTACTCCCCCTTTTTAATCCATTTGGTCCAACCAATTTAAAAATGATTCTGTTGGAATTTTATATCTATTTCCTATTTTTATTACTTTGAACAGATCTCCAGTAGCCAGTGCTTGTCTTACTAAGTTGTAAGCTGTTTTTTGAGATATTTGTAATATGCTTTGAATTTCCTTGACAGTAAGGACTTTCTTATTGTATTTCATTTTTTTATCCCCCTTGTTTAATCAATATATTTCCATATTTCTATATTAACCACACTCCATTGACTGTTAAAACTTTCTTCATATTCCATCATCCCCCTAATGATTTTATTTTTCTACTATGTTAAAATTTCACTAAACAATTCGTGTGATTGAATCGCTAAAAAAAATTTTATTGATATCTGAATCTGGAAAAGCTGCTTTAAATTTAGTTAAAAAATTATAGCTTGGATTTCTTAAACCTAATTCTATTTTAGAGTACAGGCTAAGTGTTACTCCTATTAATGCTGCCATATCTTTTTGTGATAAATTTTTGAGATTTCTAAAATCAACTAAACTATTCATTATATTCACCTCTCTTATTATTTATTACACTTTTTGTGTTCCTTATATTTACATAGTACATCACACTTTCTGTGTTGTCAATAGTATTATTACACTTTTTGTGTTTTTTATTCTAAAAAAACACATCATGTGTTAAAATATTATTGGGAGGAATAAATAAAATGGATAAAGTTTTTGGAAGAAGATTGAAAGAATTAAGAGAAGAAAAAGATATGAAACAATCTGATTTAGCTAAAATATTAGAATGCTCAAGTAGTGCAATTGGTATGTATGAACAAGGTCGAAGATATGTAGACTTAGATGGTTTAAAAAAAATCGCGGAATATTTTGATGTTTCTGCAGATTATCTTATTGGAAGGACTGACATAAAAAAATTTGAAGATTTTCCTCCAGAAGTTAAGAGAGTTGCAAATTTATTTTCATCTATTGAAAAATCTAAAGCTGATAGTTTAGAAAAATTGATAAGAGAATTATTAAAGAAGTAAAAAGAACCTTTAATTCGGTTCTCTGATTACTTCTTTAATTTTTTTTTCAATCATTTCAAAATCTTCTTTTGATTTATTAAATAATTCATTTAGCAATATTGCTATTTCCATTTTCTCATTTTCATTCAATTTAATTTCCCCCTTATATATACTTATATAATAGCGAATGCACGTTCTATTATCAACAAGCTTTTATATATTTATTTATAAAAATTGTAACATAAAAAATATCGCTGATGGCGATATTTTCGATTTAAACTGACATAATAATAAAAACTGTGGATTAATCAAATATATTTTGAAAGGTAAAAATAATTTTGATTAAAACAGCAAGAAAAAAACATAAATTAACACAGAAAGAACTCGCAAAACGTTGTAATTTATCACAAAGTTTTTTAAGTGAATTAGAAAACAAGAATAATAAAAAGAATGTGACTATCAAGCAAATAGTAAAATTAGCAAATATATTAAAAATAAATCATCATGAATTGGCATGTTGGTTTATAGACAAGGAATTAGGGGTGTTTGAAGTTGGATAATATCAAGAGTACTTTTATAAGAAAAAGAAATAATAACTACAATGTTATAGTTGAATACTATGACGAAGCTGGCAAAATAAAACAAAAAAGTATTGCTAAATATGGATTAAAGAAAAAAGCAGAAAGGCATCTAATAGAACTAAAAGCAGAAATACAAAATCAGAAATATATGTTTAGTAATGATATAACTGTTACTGATAGATGCTACAGATATATTAATGAAAATAAACGTGATTGGTCGCCTTATACAGTAAAAAATAGATTAAGTTGGGTTAAATTAAATGTAGCTCCATTTTTCAAAGATACTAAAATGGAAAACTTAACAATTCACCAAATTCAAAGATATTTAAATTATCTTTATGAAAATTTTACTGTTGAAAGTGCTAAAACAAGATTTGGCTTTTTTAGGTCAGTAGTAAAAGAATGCTATAGAATGAAAGAAATAAAAGAAAATTTATGTGACTTTGTGAAAAGCCCTAAAAAAGAAGCTTCAAGTATAGCTGATGTCTATACAAGGGAAGAAATTTTACAACTCTTTAAATTGTTAGAAGATAAGCATTTTGAACTTCCGATTTTACTTATAGTACTTTTAGGACTTAGAAAAGGTGAAGCATACGGACTTACATGGGATGATATTGATTTTGATAACAACACAGTTAAAATAGAACAAATTTCTATTTATTTAGATGGAAGTTTAATTTTTAAATCTCCTAAAACAACTGATAGTAAAAGATTATTATCTGCTCCGATTGAGCTCATGAATAAGCTAAAAAAGGAAAAGCTAAAACAAAATGAATTAAAACTTCAAGGTGTTTTAGAAAATAAATATAATTTGGTTTGCTTAAATAAAGAATTAAAACCATATAAAAATGATGATTTAAATAGATACTATCGAAAGTTTTGCAAAGAAAATAATTTTAGACAGTTAAGAATACATGATTTAAGACATACTAATGCAACATTATTATTATTATCTGGTACAGATATGAAAACTGTATCTGGAAGGTTAGGACATACAGATATCAAAATAACAATGAATAAATATAGTCATGTATTAGAAGAAATGGATAGAAAAGCAAGTGAAAATCTTAGCAATATATTATTTAACCAAAAGTCAACAGGTAATTAATGTAATCCTTATTTTGTGGCAGTCAATTTGTCAGTTTTATAAAAATGTCAGCTAAAAATCAAGTCAAATGTATAGCAAATAATATCAATATATATTAAGAAGAGTAAGCAGTATACACATTTATATAAATATATATTACTGCTTACTTATACTTAATTACTCATATACTGAGTACTTCTATATGTATAAAAGTGTGTATTTTTAAAGTGTACGCTTGGTTGATTCATAACTTTTGTCAGTTTTAAGTCAGTAAGCATAAAAAACTAATGATTAATCCACAGTTTTTAAGAAGTTATCCACAACTTATTTTATGATATAATTAAAATAAAAAATGGGGGTATACTTTATGATAAGTTATGATCCATTATGGAAACTACTAATAGATAAAAAAATTACCAAAACAGAATTGAGGGAAAAAGTAGGCTTTAGTACAAATACTTTGTCAAAACTTTCTAAGAATGAATCTGTGACATTAAGTATATTAGAAAAGATTTGTTTATGCCTAAATTGTAAAATAGAAGATGTAGTAGAAATAAAAAAAGAGTAGGTTATCCTACTCTTTTATTTGTTCTATTAAATCACTTAAATCAAGTTTACATTCTCTTATATCTAATATATTATCATTTTTACATTTTTTATTACTTACACATAAAATTGAAGGCTCAAAAGGAAAATATTCTTTATATGCTTTTTTATAATGCAAATCTAGATATTTATTCAAATCTAATTTTTTAGTTCTTTCTACTTCACAATAATATATTTTTATTTCTCCGTTAATTCTTAATACTAATAACAAATCAACTATAACTTTATCAATTTTAAAAGGACATCTAGCTTTTAATATTTCTATATTATTTTTCATAAGTTCAGCTATAATTTGTGAGCATACTATTTTATGTTTCCATTGAACTGGTTTTCTTCCAGTGTAAAAAATATTTTGGCCTGGTATTCCTTCTCTAAAACATTTTACATAATTTATTGTTGTTAATTTTTTCATTCGTGCTTGGCAACTTCTTAAACTCCCATTAAAAAATATAATTGACAAACTTTTAGTGTCACAAACACCCATTTTATCAATAAAATCTTTAATATTTTGGTCCCTATCTGTAATTATCATACTATTACCTACAATTTATCTAAAAAACTTAAATCATATTCAAAATTGACCTTTTTATTTGCAACAGGAGTCGTTTTATTTTCTTTGCCTTGTAACTTATCATTTGTGATGTAATTCTTCTCTAAAGTACCTTTATTTGTATTAGAAGGCAACATGTCTTTTTTAACCTCTTTTTTAGGCTTTAAATATGGTTTTATAATGTTTTTTACTTGATAATCACTTATAAAATAGGATTGACATTCTATTTTTTCAGAATTTCGTTTAAAAATCATTCTTCCTTGTGTTTTAATTTTTTCTGCTCCTACATCATCTAGTATTAATTTACTATTTGCTTCATCTTGCATTTTATGGCATAGCCTATTTCCAAACTGTGCTCTAATAACTAAATCTATAACTGTATTATCAAATCTCTGTCCAGTAATAATTATAAATTGCCCTGATGCCCTGCTTATAACAGATAATTGTTTTAACATTTTCATTGCTATTTTTTTCTTATCTTCTATTAACATCACAAATTCTTCAATAACTATAAATCTATATTTTAATTTCTTATCATTAGATACTTTTTTATTATAATCATATATATTTGTCACTCCGTATTTTTCAAATAACTTATATCTATTTTTAGCTTCCTCAAGTTCGCCTGATATAACTTCTTTAGCCTGTTCTATATCAGTAGCATATTGTCTTACTTGTTTCAAACTTTTAAATATTGATAACTCCACTATCTTAAAGTCAATTAATGCTAATTCTATTTGATTTGGATATAAATAAACTAGGCTTGTTATTATATTTCTTAGAGTTATTGATTTTCCTGAACCAGTATTACCAGTTATAAGCACATGAGGTTCATATTTAAAATTAATATATTCTACCCCTTTTCCGCTTACTGCAAACGGTATACATAGTTCTTTTGTCTTTTTAGGTATTTCATACTCTATAACCTTTGGTAATTTCTTTAACATCTCTATTCTAACCCAGCCACTAGATGCTTCCATTTTAACTTCATTGTTTAAATATAATTCTAGTGCATCTTTATGCTTTAAAAAATCATCAACGCTTAATCCAGCAGGAACAAATACAACAAATACAGTTTTATTATCTATAACAACCTCTGGATATTCACCTAAACTATTTTTTATATTTGCTGCCTTAAAAAAATCATCTAAACTTTTCTTCGGCTCTATCCATCCATCAAATACCCATGTAAAAAATATTTTTCCAGCATCCCAAAATAAATCAAATATAGGTTGAAGTGCATTACTCATATATATACCTCCTAAATATAGGTATTAAGGCAAATATATTCTTCGCATTAAAATAAGCCAATCTTTGTATATAGAATCTTTTTTTAAATATTCCATATACGTCTCATACGAATATATATGCGAATACCCCTTTGACAATAATATATGCACATATACCAATAATATTTCCTTATTTTGAGAAAATATTTTGCAACTTTTAAATATAGTTAGCATATATATAAGTAAATAAAAAAAATAAGGGGGATATGAAAATGAAAGAAATGTTAGAAAAGACTAGTATGGAAATGTTAAAAGAATACTTCTATGATGCAAGAGGATATTATCCAGGAGATGAATTTACTAAGGAAGAACTTGTAAGCATAATTCTAAAAGATATGGAGGGCAAATAAATGAATGATTATAAAGTTAGTTGGACAGATAATGAAGGTTTAGAATTTTTTAGTGAATATTTAAAGAGAGAAGATGCTTTTATTTTATTTAATGAAATATGTGAAAATAAGGTTGATGAAGATCAAATAGAAGCGTGTTTATATGATCCAGATAATTTTCCAATAAAAACTTATAATAATATAGAAAATAAGCTTTATGTAATGTAATTGCAAAGGCTAGGGATTAAATTTCCTAGTCTTTTTTGTCGAACGATTATTGTAATATTTTCTAAAACACAATTGCATTTTGGTTACCAAAGTTTTACTATATAAGTATAAATAAAAGAAAAGAGGTTAGTAAATTGAACGGGATCAAAAGGAACATCATCATAGGTAAAGTTGGTGGAAATGCCAATGAAAACTCGATTAATTATAAAGTGAGTTTACCGGCCAAAATGGTAAAAGAATTAGGTATAACAAAAGAAGATAGAAAGGTTATTTTGACTTATGAGGATGACAAAATAATAATAAAAAAAGATAAATAAAGGAGATGTTGAATATGATTAAAAAATTAATAAGTATTTTAACATCATGTATATTAGCAGGAAGTTTAATGGTTGGATGTAGTGAGGATACTACAAAGAATTTAGATGAAAAAGGAAAACAAGCATTAGCCACAACGAAGAAAGAAGAACATGACTATAAAAAAGTAACTGAATTAACCCTTAGCAATGATTATGAGGATGAATATGTTGAAATAACAGGTACAGTTAAAGAATTCAAAACTGAATATAACACTATGATAATTACTTTAGATTTTGAAAAAGCAATATTACCAGTATATGTACACATCCCTAAAAACATGGTTGATGTTAAATTTGAAGTTGGCGACACAATAATAGCATACGGAAGATGTTGCGGACTTAGAAAAAGATCAGATGAAAAATACTTCCAAATTAATGCTTATTTCTTAAGCAAGACTCCAATAATTAAAAAAGAACAATCAAATCAAAATAAAGAAAATAAAACTAATAGTAAATCAACAGATAATAATAAATTAGAGAACAATAATCAGTCAACAAATACAACTAAGAAAGTTCAACAAACTAAAAATAAAACAGTGAATGAAGAAAAACAACAACCTAAAAAATCCACTAAAAAACAACATACAACTAAAGAAGAAGACAACTATTATGATGAAAATGGGCAATATGTAGGTCCTAAACATAGTTCAATGGATGATAGAAAAAATTCAATATGTGATAACTGTAAACATCCTATTGATGATTGTATATGTGATTTTGAAAAAGAAAATGCCGGTGAATATGTAGATTATAATGATTATGAAACACCTGAAGAGTTCCAAGAACAACCTAAACAAGAAAAGAAACAACAGGAACAAGAAGAAACACCTGCACAACAAGATAATAACCAATCACAACAATACAATAGCAAAGATGATGAAGAAATATTAAAATAAAAATAAAGCTGGTAAGGAAATTAATCCCTACCAGCCTTTTTATTATACTTTCTTTATATATTTAGTTGATGCAGTTATGTATAAACCTGATTCTAATCGATACATAGGAGTATTTCCATTTTTAGCACCTACTGTATCTATTACTTGTAGATGTTGCCCCTTCTTAACTGTTGCAACTGGATCTGCATCCCAATCTGCTACTTTTCTTATATTAAGTTTATCAAGTGTTACTATTTCAAATTTCTTTGTAGTTGTTTTAGTTTCTTCCTTCTTAGGTTCTTCTTTTTTCCCTTCTACATAGTTCTTTACATCCTTTATGAAATGAGCAAATCCATCAGGTGAACATCCATATCCCCAAAAGTTAGTACCGGGACATTTTTTAGCACTTCTTGAAGGAATATATTTTCCTAAATAAGTTCCTCCAGCAGTGAACCAACAATGAGGTCTTATATGACTTATATCTACAGGTATGTTAAATCTTTTGCAAAGTAATCCATAAAGATATATTACTGCTTTCTTTTGTGCTTCAGTCATCTTATCTTTGCCCTTGTTAAAGCATCCATATATTTCTATACAGATAGCATTTGTATTCCAACCTCTAATTCCTATTGGAGTAGAATTAAGATTTCTTCCTGTAGTGATTTTGCCGTCTGGAAATACATTGAAGTGCTGAGCTATAAAATGTCCATGCCCGTCACTATCATGCCATGTAGATTTTCCATAACTATCTAATGATTGAGTTCTGCCAAAATGTGGTTCTGCAAATACTTTTTTATCTGTCTTTTCCCAAGTACTGTAGTTAGGTAAGTCCATATGATGTACTTGTAGTTTTGTTATTGTTCTAGTTACCTTTTGTTTATTAAGCCAATTTTTTACATCTTTTTCATTTTCCAATAATGTGAAACCATTTTGAGTTTTCATTATTTATCACCTTCTTTATTTTCAATTAAATTTTTAAAAGCTTGATGAAGTCCTACAGAACTTAAACCGCTCAACATTCCTCCTAGTAATACATTTACATTAAAATAGCCTGCTATAAAGTAGTTTAAAACCACTCCTATGCAGGCCATGATTAATGGTATATATTTATTAGGTATAAAATCTAAACTTGTTTTTATTACATATCCTATACAACAACATACTAATATTACTGCAACTACTAAATAATTACTTATAACACTTAAATCTAACATTTATCTCTCTCCTTTATTTTCTAATTCCTTTATTTTTTCTTCAACAACACTCATTCTACTTATAAGATTATTATGCTTATCCACCCTATTACTCAGAATAGATATATCTTCTTTTATATTCTTTATCTGTTCTTGTATTACTGCAGTTGTCTTGTTATTGCTAAAGTAAGAACCTGCTAGGGTTCCAACAAATGCTAGTATTGCAACAATTACTTCTGTATTCATAGACAACACCTCTATTCTTAACTATGTTTTACTCTATCCTTGAGTTCATTCAATTTTGCATCGTTCCAAGTCGTTGTATCACCTACCAAATAGCCTGTAATTCTGCGAATTCTTTTAAATGGAATTGGAACTACTTCATATTTCAAATCAACATAATCTCCATCTAATTTTACTGTAATATATTTAATTTGTTGCCCTGGATTTTTCTTTTGAACATAATCTATATATGCTTGTCTCTCTCTTTCATCTAATTCTACTGTACATCCTTCTTCATTCCAGCAATGAAAATCCATAATATCACCCCTTTTTTTTGTATAAAAAAAGGACCTAAAATTAATTAAGTCCTTTAACTTTCTATATTGATTTATAAAGTACAATTATCCCTATTATAGACAGAATACCTATTAATATGCCTATTAAACATAATACTAATGCTATATATAATAAAGCCATGCCAACACTCCTTTTTATTTAGAGTATTAACATGACTTCATTTTTATAAACATTTTTCTTACGCAATTGATTCATATTGTGTAATTCATAATATTTTTAAATTACGAACCAAATAGTACCTAAATTCCTAATGCTTTTAATTGTCCGTTTAATAAGTTAGCATATCTTTCTTCTCCAGTTGGACTCATAAGATGAACCCCATCCCTTGTAACTGTACTTCTAGTTGTAACGTTTTGTTGCATTTTATGATACATATCAATAAAAGGTATACAATAAGCATCACTTTCACAAACATTTTTTATTACTTCATTCATTTGCCAAACAGTGCCATCGTCATGCGTTGGAACGCCACTTTCAGAACCACTACCAATAGCTACAAATTGCATAGTGGATAATACAACTATTCTAAGTTTAGGATATTTTGTTTGTATTTTTGTAAGTATATATTTTAAAGCTCCTTCTACTGTTGTTTTTTCTGTTCCTGAAAAAGATGCTTTACTTGTAAAATCATTTGTACCAAATTCTAATATTATAGTTCCGTAATTATTTATATTAGCTGTGCTTAATGTTGTAAAATTTTGATTTTTACCTTTAGCTATTTGAGTAGAATAATCACCACTTTCTATCGCATCTGCAATTTGTGTCATATCATAAGGATAAAATTCATTTGAAGAATCTCTTGTGCAAGTTAACCTAGCACCACCAACAGCACAATCTAAAACACTTTTACCGATTAATTTTGACAATTTACTTGCTACTGTGGATAAATCAAATATAGAATCTCCAAATATAATTATACCTTTTTCAGACTCAACAGATTCGTTCTTATATACATTCACAGTAGCATCTGTTGTAGTACAAGTCAAAGTAGAACCTATATATCCATCTAAGTTATATTTAGTGTTAGATGTTATATCAAATGATGTTCCTGATGGCATTTCTGTCAATTCTCCTTCAAATATATGTAATTCATATTGTTTTATACTACCCACATCGTCGGCATTGAATGCAATCATACCCTTTACAGATACTTCATTTTCATTTGTTAAAAACGGTTTAAAATAATATATATTTGCTTGGTCAAATTTAATTTGGTACAAACTATTAATTCTAACATATGAATTAACAGCGTCATTAAAGATTTTACCAACCATAGTATATGTCGTATTAGGTTTAAGATTTTTTAAAGTAAAGTATAATACACAATTTTTATCTGCTATAGTTTGTTCAATACTAACAGAATTGTTACCAATAATAGTATATGATTCATTCCCACAGTAATTAGGGTATCCATCTATTTTACATTCAATAGTTGAACTATCATTAAAATTTACTTTGTCTTCTGCACCATTACCAGTACTAATTGTTACATTTTTATCACTTAACAAATATAAACCATTTTCGTTTACTGTATAAGGTAGTGTACCTTTTAATACATCTTCCGTTTTGCCACTATCTCCACTTGCTATGGGAGTTGTATATAATCTCCCTTCTGTATCAACACCTACTTCTTGAGTCATTTTATCGGTCTTTGTAATAGGTTTTACCCCTCCAAGTGTTGTTGATGTTGCAATCGGTAATGTATAGCTTGAACCATCTCCACTATTACCTTGATTATCCTTTAACTCCTTTATAGCACCTCTAATGTTAGTCGCAGTAGTTCCCATATCAATAGCATTACCTTCACTATCTCTACCTAATTCATTCGCAATATCTTTATATTGCGTATTAAGTACTTTACCTTGTGCAGCACTCAAAGCAGCAGTAGTTGAGTCACTTTCTAGATTATTTACAACTTCTATTGTACTTCCACCTGCAGGTAATTCAGTTCCAGCATCTAATTTTGTTCCATCCGCTTTTGCTAAATATAATTTACCGCCTTCTACTATGGATTTAGCAGGTATTTTATTTACTTTATCTACATTATCTTTTGCTACTTTTTCGAGTTTATTTAATTTTACACTAGCGATTATATCTCCATTTCCCCAATTAGTTTGATTGTAAGTTCCGTCACTATTATAAGTATCAATTGCATCTCCATCTAAACTAAGCATAGATACATCTGCTACAGCACTGTTAACTGTTGCTATGTCACCTTCTTCAAACAATGGTTTTAGAATATGTACTGCACCTTTTATTATTGGAAGTGATCTTATACTTTCTTGACTTTCATTAAGAAGTCTTAGTTGTAAATCATAATCTCCTAATTCAGTATCTTCATCTATTAATTGTCCCTCTATTACAAATACAACTTTACCATCGTCAGTAGCTTGTATTGGGAATTCCTTTTTCACCTCTGCATTTTTATACCACTTAACTTGTGCATAGGATGCTTTATATTTCACTAGTAAGTTACTTAAATCATCTGACTTATATCTGTATTTATTATCTACAATTTCTATTAACAATTTAATATTTCTATCATTCTTATATAGAAATATTTCTTCATCTAATTTGGCTGTATTCTTTGAAACTGTCAACTTACAATCGGTTGTGATGTAATCATTATTAGCCATTTCAAACACCTTCCTTTCAAAATAAAAAAGAGAACTAAAAATTTAATTTTAATTCTCTGCTTATTTATCTATTTTATCTGTGGATTTTAATTCTTCATTTTCTTTTTTAAGTTTATCTATTTGTTGCTTATATATTTCACATTGAGCTTGAAATAGTACTTTTTGATGATTAGCTTGTGCCAATTCTTGTTTATATATTTCAGTTATTATATTTATTGCATCCATTCAATCACCTCCTATTCTGTATAAGTTACCTTCATTGTTACACTACCAGAGCATACGGCATAGCTACTAGCATTATAAGAAGATTGAATACCAAATCCTTTTATAGTTCCGTTTGATAGCGCATTTAATATAGTACTATTTGTAATAGTTAATTTACCACTATCACCAACTGCTATACTTACACTACCACAACTTGAGCCATATGAAGGTTTTCCACTTGGTCTACTTGCATAGTTATGAGTTTTAACTGCTATTGGAATTCCTGCATAAGAACCACCGGAAATTCTCTTAATAGTAAGTTCTATTTTACTAATACTTTTGCCTTTAAACTGATTAAACTGAGTACCAAAGAACCAACATCCATTACAATCACCGTATCCATAATCACCTTGTCTTGCAGTATTATCTTTTTTCCAGTTGTTATATACTGAACTTCTATAAGTATCACCACTATTAGATTTTATAGTAATTACTTTTGTAGTTGATGTAGTAGGGGCTTTGTCTGGGTCTGTAGTTTGATTACCTCCAGCAAATGTTGCTTTTGCGTGTTGTATAATTTGTCCTGGTAATGTTTGAGCGGTATTTGCAGTTAAACCACCGCAGTGAGCTGCATTTGCTATAGTTATGAAAGCACCGCTAGTAGTCTGGAATCCATATTGACTACATACACCAGCCGAACTTGCATCGTGTATTCTTGCACATCCACTACCTCTATATCCTACTTCACAGTTAACTAATGTAGTATTTTTAATATACATTGAGGCAAAGGCATCCCCGATATAACCCACAATGCTACTTTGTCCATCACTGTGTTTATTATCACTACCATAAACTTTAATGCTGTATGTATTGAGTGAACTACTTTCCTGCGATATAATACTACCAGTTCTACCGGCTACTGCACAGCCTGTATCGGGATGGACAACACCGGTTTGCCCTTCTTCTGTACCTGGCCAACCGCCATATACCCATAATTTCGCACTACTCATATAGTTTCTAATATATCCGTATAATGTGTGTCCGTCGAGATAAAATTTTATTTGTCCACTAGTATAATTTTGAAAGTCTGCATTTTCGGTTATATCCCCACGCATCCATATACTTACACATTTACCATTTAGGAATTTAGGTAAGGCATCTAATACTCCTGCAATTGTTTGATATACTGCGCCTTCTGCTAATTCAACATCATCACTACCAGTTGAAGGATCTATCTCAATCTGTATGTCGTCGTCCAATGTGCTAGGATATTGTGCATTGTTTATTTTATTAGCGGTGATTGTATCAGCAGTTAATTCACCCTCAACTGAGAAACTATCTCCAATAACTTCACTACCTTGTATTTGAGCACCAACTATATTACCTTCACTATCAACACTGAATGTATTACTTTCATTTCTAAAAGTACCTCCTACCATAGTAGCACCTGTAATGGTTTTACCGTCAATAGCCCCGTCAACTATCATATCTCCACTTACTTTTAACTGCTTAGCTATAACAGTTAATGCCTCATCTGTTAATGTCATTGAACTTGAACTGGATCCGCTTATAAACCATCCAATTTTATTCGCAGTTTGTTCTACTCTAGATACATCATTTCGAATAGTTCCTAAATCATCATTAGTTGCATAAGTATTACTTACAGTTTGTTTAAATCCATCTAACGACTGCTCAAGTGATGTTGTTTTCGTATATACTTGCTCCATAGTAGGTGCAGTATATTTAGTCTCTGTTGGATTTTCAAAGTCTAATTTAAATCTTAGCCAATACCAATATCCCTTCTCAGCAACTGGCATTGTTCCTGTCCATTCTCCTCCAGTTTGCGTTGTACTACTAGTTGATTTATACCATTGAGGTGTACTATTTACTAAAGATTGACCTTTTTCACCTGGGTTACCAGGGTCTCCTTTTCCACCTTGTTCTCCTTGTGGACCTTGAGGACCTTGCTCACCTTGTGGCCCTTGTATACCTTGAATACCTTGGTCACCTTTTTCACCTTTAATATTACCACAATCTACCCAGTCATTTTTACTAGTTGACCAAGTATATAAAGTACCATTAACAGTATAACAATCTCCAGGATTTCCTGTTGGATGAGCTTGTTTTAATGCTTCTAATGAAGGATATTTGTCTAGTATATTTACTCCCGTACCATCTTCACCTTTAGCACCTTGAATACAGACTGGAGTGCTATATGTTGTTGTTCCATTTACCTTACCATAGTTGATACGTTGCCAAATATATTTTCCTTCTTGCCATTGTGGAGTTGTTGTTGACCAACTACCCCCTTGTAGTGCAACTGCACTAGTTGATACATAATATTCAATGGAAACACTATTAAGAGTTGAACCCATTGAACTAATAGTTTGCTCATGTTTATCTACTGTATCTTTTACACTATTGAAGGCATTTTTTAGAGTAGTAGTTGTACCATCTTCCTCAATAGTAGTATCAGCTATTAATGTTTCTATTTTTCCATTAGCTACTCCTATATTAGTTGTATTAGTAGTTACTTGTGTTTGTAATTTACTCATATCTCCATTGGCAGTATCTACCTTAGTAGATAGGCTGTTAAATAATACATCTAAAGTTTGATTTTTATCATCAAATTTTATTTTACTAGATTTAAGAGTATAGCCGCTCTCATTCATAGTACTGAATAAACTTGCTATATCAAGTTTACCTGCACTAATATTGGCATTGTCTGCTACTTTAGCATTTACTATTAGTCCATCTTTTATAGCATCACTTGACTGAATGCCATTCTGATTAATAAGTTGACCTTTTCCGTCTGCTCCATATAATGTAAATGTAAAATCTCCTTTGGCATCTTTTCCTATTTGAATACGTACATTGCCTGCCTTGTCTTTAAATTGTTGAAGATTACCTTGCAATAACATTGAGCCATCATCACTCTGAATACTTACATTATTAGTATTAATTGTTCCAGTATTAATTTTGTTTGCACTTACAGTATCAATCATAGCGTCCTTTATTAGAGCATTCTCAATAGTTGTATTTTTAGATGTTAATAACAAGTTTTGTATATCTTTTATAGTTGCACTATTGCCAATTAATACTCCTATATGTGCTAAATCTGATTGTAAGTTTTTTATAGTTGCATTAACTGCACTTAAATCTCCGACATTTAAATTATCAATTTTAGCATTTACAGCTGTAAAATTATTTGTTGTAAGGTCTTTGAACTCACCTAAATCAGCTTTTACCTTTTGTGCTTCCAATTCTACTACTTTTAATTTAGGTACGCTCTCTCCATCTAATAATAAATTACCTTCATCATCTATATATAGCCATGGAGCCTTTCCATCTTTTGTAAGTGTTTCCAACAGTTCTTGTAGGTTTTGTGGAATTTTAGTATCAGGGTCAGTTTGTAATACTTTAGTATCAGGGTCACCACATAAATCTGTTATTGTTTGTTTTGCAGTTTCCATGTCGTTAGTTGCGTCTTGAAGTTCTGCACTCATTTCCTCTGTCATTTCCTCAGTACTTAAGGCTTGAGTTAATATACTAACAATTCTATCCATAGCCTCGTCATAACTTTCACTGGCCTGTTGAATATCACCTATTTTGGAATCTTCACATTCTTCATCTTCGATACTCTCCACTTGTACATCAATTCTATCCTGGTCATCTTCTACAGTGTCAGGTACTTCATAGTATGTGTCATCTTCTGTAGTATCATCGGAAGTAGCTACTGTGGCTACTTCCGCTTCCTCTGCAAATTCCTCCATTTCCTCGTCCTCTGTTGGCCATATAATTATCTCACCATCATCATCATATACGGGTCTGTCTACACGCTCTTGTCCATCACCTATCATATATTCACCTCCTATCCTATCATAAATCTGCCTACAAATAATATATTTTTACTCGCAAGGTTTTTTACTTTCACTTTCCTAAATACGCCACTTGATAATCCATTAGTACATTCAAGTGCTACATAGTCCCCGTCTTTGTCTTTTTCTACTACTATAGCAGTATGTGATATTGCCATAAATTCACCATTATTTTTACTGTCAGCGTCCATGAATATAATATCTCCAACAGCTAAATTCTTAAAAGTTTGTAAGTCAGCTACATCTACAACCCAATTCTTTTGTACAAAGTATTTACCTATATTAGCTTCATTTCTAGTGGATGGTATTGCCCAACTAACACTATTATTTCTATTATTATCAGTTTTCTTTTCATTGCCATATGGTGATTTATCATAAGTCCAACCTGTTAATACATAATTAAGGAAACAACTATCATCTATTTGGTACTTACCATTTACTTTCCATTTATTGATATTTTCGCTTGGATTCTTGAAGTCACAAGGAGTTGTACTATTATAACTGAACTTACTATTATTAGTGTAGTAACTATTGGCGATTTTAACCAGATCTGAGGCGTATTTGAATAGTGGTTGTGCATAATTACTGCCTTTTTTCTTAGCTCCAACACTTCCAAGGTATGCTTTATCACTAATTGTAGTATCAGGATTATAATATACGGATACAATGTAAGTAGTATTTACCTTTGGTATTAGTACCCCATTCTTACAATCTACCCCCTCTAGGTATACTGTATCAGGTTGTATTAGCTTAAATCCTTTCGCAGTAGTGAATATAATACGGGCATAATAACTATCATTGTAGTTAGTGGATGAAGTTGCCGGCACTCTAAATTGTAGTTTTGTTAGTGGTTTATTGTAAGTATATACTCTTTGACTATCTAACATTTTATTACTAGTTACGCTATTACTTTCCCAATCTGCTCCATCTCCAAAGTATAATATCTTTTTCTTATATTCCTTATAATAAGTTTGAGTACTAGCCTTATCCTTCATAGTCCAACTGTTTGAAGTTAGACTACTTAACCACAATGTTTTATCACTAGTATTACACATATCCTTTGGTTTCCTTAGAAATATTACATATTTTGTCTTATTGCAGTAATCAAGCATCATTGTATTGAAATCATTTATTAATGTATTCATATTCTTATAATCACTTCCATAAGCACTTGTTAAATGGCATTCCTCACATACAAATATAGGTTTCTTTGGATACTTTTTAAGTAAAGCTTTTATCAGTGATGTATAGTCCTCTACTACACTCTCAATATTATCTGTTATAGAAGGTACTCCAAATGCTAACATTACATGGCTTACAGTTTTAGGATATGGTGTTTTGTCTGTAACGCCGTTAACAGTGATATTAGTAATAAGTTTTCCACCCTCTACAAAGTCCTTAGGTGCAGCACTATCAAGTCCTTTAAAGGTAACTTCATAAGTTGTACTATCAGGGTCATCTACTATATCTTTTGGAGGTGTTGGTTTTGAAGGTGATTGGTCTTTTACTTTCGCTTCTTTATCGGCTCTTGCTAAATCCCAAGGTCTAAGTATAATGCCATGTGTATACCAATGAGACATACTACCTCTTTTACTATATGTTATACTCATGTCTTCATATCTTATAGCATCTGGCCATTTATGCCCTCCACTAGCATGGGCTATCATACGTTTACCCTTAACTTTTCCACAATACACAACTACGTGGTGAGTACCGGCTTTGGCATATTTAGAATCACCACCTGGTTTTGATGCCCAAGTAACAGTTACATTTGAAGGTACAGTCGCATTACTTAGCATGATTAAGTCTCCAGGTAATAATTCATTAATTGTTGTGCTTGTTAATTTCTTTAATGTATATCCACTATATTTTGTAGCATATCTCACTAGAGAACCATAAGCACAATTGGCACCACCGTATTTTGCAGTTACACTTCTAAGTCCAGCATATAGATATGCACAACTACTAAGAGAAGAACACACATAACAGTATGGATTTTTAATACCATGTATAGTACCTTTAACTCTAAATCTTTTACTGTCATCGTATATACAAGCTCCTCCGTAGTAAGTAGCTTTTTTATATTTTTGGTGTAAATCACAAATCTCTCTAGCCTTATTGACTATCTTTTTTCTAACGTTTTCAGCGACACCCTTTTTAGTTGTAGTGTTGCCATCTATTTTCCATGTAGGAGCATTTTTAACACTGACTGCTCTAGTCATAGCGGATTCAGTTGAGACAGCAGTAGCTTCTGCACTCTTGTTAGAAGTACCAGGTTTTACTGCTCCATAACCTCTTTTTCTACCTTTATTATCAATACAGTATGGTAATTGACCATCTACTACCTTGTACCATCTAAGATACCACTCTATATTAGTAGGTGTACCCCATCCGGTTACTTGTTTATATTTCTTTCTATAGTCTTTCCAAGGTGCCTGCATTGTGTCGATTACTTCCCAGTATTTCTTCTTAACTGCTGCAGATTGTTTATACAACAATGAACTTTTACCACTTGGTGACACATATATACTTAATTTGTATCTATCTCTTATATAATGCATGACTACCCATTGAAAACCGCCTATCCCTAGATTGTATCCACATAGAGCCGCAAGTATATTCCAATGGTATTCTTCAAGTCTTGCTCTCATCTCATTACATCCAACCATTATTTGATTACATATAGCTCTATCTACTTTTTCACCATTTATTATTTTAGTTCCACAAGATTTAGGTTTCATATTAGAGTAAGTCGGTGTAAAATATTCAACTTTGCCATCTAAATATTTGATTTTCATTTTCTTATTGAAATAAGTACCTCTTTCACACTGCATAAGTCCATATCCACCCGTCGGGTCTTTTGTAGCATCATATGGATTTGCAGTAGACTCAGCATATATCATTGCATAGACTAGTTGTGGGTCAAGTCCAAATTTCTTGCTATAATATTCAACTGGTGCGTATATTTTCCATGTATTGGATTTACTACGCAAATTCCTTAAATTGCTATACTTATCGCTCCATTTCCCTAATCCAAAGCCGGCATAATAATCTACTGCCGCCTTGTATTGTTTTGCAGTTTTACTACTATCTTCTTTTTTATTGGGTTCAGGTTGTGTAGTAGGTGTTTTACCTTTTATTTCTCCGCATTTATATGTAATACAGTCACGTATTCTACTATCCCCTATCCATAATCCACTATCTATTTTCTTTATGTTTATAGCTCTATAATCTTCTGTATCCTCACTTATTTTACTTGTATCATCTCCAGGTTTTACTGGGTCAGGTACTACTTTATCTGTATATTTTTTTATAAGGCTATCAATGTTTTTTTTATCCACACCTAATTGTTGTAGGTACTGTCTTATTGCTAATATATCGCTTGTAGTTAGTTTTCCTGTCTTTTTAATAATATCTATAGTTTCATTTATAATATCTTCTTTTTTTAACGATTTGATATTACTTTTTACATTTTTGAAGTTTGCTAAGGTTATTTTATTTTCACTGTCTGTTAATTCTAATTCGCTTATTCTTCCTTCCAATTGTATAGGAGGATTAAATTTATCATTTACTATATAATTAGTGTCTCCTACCTCAATTTCATCATATTCATCATCTGTTAAATATACTGGTATCTCATATGAATATTTTATTTGTTTAACTTCCTGCAATTTCTTATATGTTTCTAATAACAATGCTCCTGGGTCTGTTGTATCACTAGTATATTTACCTAATATATACTTGTCCCCATTTGAAAACATATCATGTGCATCTGGATCTAATAGAAAATCTTGTCCTAATGGTTTATCTAAAGGGTCGCCTTGGTCTTTTTCCCATTTAATATCTTTGAATGTAATACCATTAGCTCCTACACCTATAAGCCCACTAGCAAGGTCTGTAGCATCGCCTGTCCTTTTCATGCCATAACTGTTGAAATCATAATCATATCTTTTATATGTTTTATTCCCTCTTTCACCATCTGCATAACAATTAACAATTAATTCATAATTTCCGTTAATGCTATCTATAGGATTTACTGTAAATTCATATTCGCAATTACCATATCTAGCTATTGATTCTTGAATTACTGTGTAAACGGCTTTTGGCTCTGTAATACTAGTTTCTACTGATATATCATCAAGTTCTGGGCTTACATAACCTTTTTTATAATTTGTGTCTTTAAGAATAGTATCTAAGAATTTATTCATATTACCAGTTATAGTAGATTCTCTTATATAATCATTCCTTAATTCAAGCCCTACAATTTCAGATTGTACATTCCTTACTACTGAATCAATATTTTCTTCATCTTCACAAGCCATAATCTGAAACATCTTATATTTATTATTTCGAATTAATAATACAAAATTTCTCTCAGTTATTGCCTGTTCTAATTCTTCATCAAGAGTAACTGAAAAATCAAAGGTTTCAGCTCCAGTTTCAAGATATGGATGATATGAATAATCAAAATAAAGGCTAGGTGTTAACCTAGCACATATCTTCTTATCGGAATCTAAAATTATTAATTCACCTAGCACTTTATCACTCTCCTAACCATTTATCCCTAAATATCACACTCGTTGTAGTATCTGTATCATTGCTGTTTGTTTTTATATTATTTTCTCCTGTCTCTAATTCAAAATAACGACTACCTATGTCAACTAAATCATCGCATGGCTCATCATTTAAATAACATCTGTGATTTTCACAGTCTATTTCAAGCACATCTCCTTCTTGAAAATATACAATATTTTTAGGAGTTTCTTGTTCTTTGGGATTTAATTCATCAACTCTAATATGTGTTAAGCTCATAGCACTTGATTTATCAAGAGTGCTAGTAGTTCCTATATATAAAACTACATATGCTAATTTTTCAGTTGGTAAATCAGAATATTTTAAGTTTTTACTACTTTGGCTTTTTATAGTTTTGCCATCCTTAATCTTAGTAACTGTAACATTCCATACATATTTCTTATTGATTTTTTCTCTTGACAATGTCCATTGGCCATAATATTCATTCCAACTACCTAATTTCCCAGATAGTTTATTACTAACTGTAACAACTGATTTTCCTGATTTATCAGTAATTATGTATGTTTTAGTATCAGGCTTTGGTACTTTTGTTGAATCTTTAAGAACTGTTCTTGAGCCTACAGTACATCTAGGATATGTATACTCATACCATGCATTATCATCATACATTCCTAAAGTAAATAATTTTTCCCCATTAACACCAAAACCATATAACTCAATTATTCCTGTTTTATCATCAGCAGTTTCAAAGTCTTCTTCATCCGGATAACTATACACTGCATTATCAGCACTAACCAAATTTCCTTTAGCTATATATCCAATATAACCCTTATATTTCTTAGCTAATTTATAGTAAGTTATTTTACTCTTATCATCGTAATGGTCTACCATAATACATCTTACACAAGTTCCTACAGGTATTTTTGCTAAGGCTTTACTTGATTTCTTAGGTGATTTTCTTAAGTATGCTGATACATTTTCTTTATTGTCATCAGATATTACTACAAAGTTTCTAACTGTTACTTTTACTTCCGTAGTATCATATTCTTTTGATAAGTAACTAAGACTACAATATCCAGTAGTTTTTACTGTCTTTTTATTCTTGTCTGTGTACTCATAATCAAAACTAAGCCAACCATTTTTAGCTGTACCATTTTTAATCTTGTGACCATATTTAAATGTACCTATCTTTTTATAGTTTGTTCCTGGACCTTTTCGAACATTTAATGTTGAACTAGTTACCATATAGTAAGGCGTTTTACTTCCTGATAAAACTTTTTCATCTTCATTCTTATACTTAGGTTTACTAGGGTCACCATTCTTTCCTGTGCTATTATGTCTCATAAATGCTGTTAATTTAAACTCATCAACACTATGACTTAAATCCTGTCTTACACATACTCCCTTCCACGTAGTGTCTCCACTAGGTACTGTCCCCATAATAACACTATTTCCACTTTCACTTACTGCTAGAGTTCCGCCTACAGTCCTATCAGAACCGATACTAGCAGAAGATGTTGTCCATCCGGATGTATCTTCACATTTATCATATAATACTTTCGTTGATTGTTTTACTGCTGATAGAGACAATGTAGGATATTTACCTACTAATATTCTTTCCCCTGTTTCTTTGTGCTCAAGTTGAGCATAATATGCATCTGTTGAAAATCCTATCTGGATAATTGGAGATATTGCCCTATTGCCAGTAACATCACATGTCAAATCACTACCTTCTGCATCTATTGCAGTTATTTCATCTGAATAAAAATATGGTTCTGGGCAAAATAACTTAATAGTAGATTCATAAGAATAAAAACATACAGGGTCTTTTTCTATTTTATCTTGTAGTATAGCTAAAATAAATCCTTCCTTGTTAATATAAAAAGGTTTAGGCTCATCTACATCAAATATATCTCTTATATCTTTTAACTTTTCATTAAGTTCTTCTTTAGTATCGCAGTCAATTAATATGTCTATCTCTATAACATATGCTTCGTATTTCTTACCATTGTATATTTCTCCATCTCTGGATGCTATATCAAGCGTTGATATTTTATTAGAAGGTAATATAGGCAATCTTATTTCTTCAATGTCACATACTTCAGATAAATTGAAGCCATTGTATTTTACATTATCATATCTATGCATTATATACCTCCTAATCTATTTAATCTTTTTGTTCTATTACTTATATCTTCTTGAACTGGTTTTGATGTTAAGCGGCCTACTTTCTTACTGTCCATATACATACCAATGCCATTTAGTGCATCGACCATAGCTTCTCCCATTCTATCATAATCAATAGCTGTATTTCTCGCCATTGTATCAAGCTTATCATCTAGATAATTATAAAATGAATTTAAAGGTAATATAGCTTCATCTCCTGCTTCTCCACCTCCAAATAGGGTTGGCTGTGTCATAATACCACCCTTAGCATACCAGCTTATACCAAACGAAGGAACACTTGGAGGATTTAAACTAAAACTGCCACTAACACTAAAATGAGGTAACTTTATCTTTGGTAATGACCATGAAAAATTAAAGAATGATTTCATTCTATTTATTGCATTACCAACTGCATCCTTAGCAGCATTAATCTTACTACTAATAGTATTATAAATACTACTGAATATTGAACTGACTGTACTATAAGCTGACCTAATTGGATTTATTATATAAGTCTTAACTAAATTAAATCCTGTTTGTACTACTGATTTCACAGTATTAACCTTAGCTTGAATAGTAGATTTAATTGCATTCCATACTGTAGAAATTACAGTCTTGATACCATTCCATATGGAATTTGTAACAGTTTTGATTGCATTCCACACTGTAGTGATTATAGACTTAACTAAATTAATACGATTAGTTATAGATGTTTTTATTAAATCCCATACTGTAGAAATTACAGCCTTAATTCCGTTCCATACAGTGCTTGTAATGGATTTAATTGAATTCCATACGTTTGATATAGTATCTTTAATACCATTCCATACCTCAGAACATTTCGCTTTAATTGTATCCCAGTTTTTATACAACGTTATACCTATTGCTATTAATGAGGCTATAACTGCCACTACGATAAGTACTGGAGTTGATATACCAGCTATAACTGCACCTAATCCAGTAAAAAGTCCTATCAATGGTTGTAACGTTAACATTAAAGTCCCAATTGTAGAACCAACTAATAATAATATAGCTGCTACTGCTGCTATAGTTGCTATGGTTGATTGTATGCCAGATGGTAGACTGTTAAACCAGTTAGCTAAACCATTAAGCGCATCTAAAACTACATCTATGGCCGGTTTTAAACTTTCTTGAAAAGTTCTTTTTATACCTTCTATAGCACTTCCTAAATCATTATATTTGATCTCATTTAGTTGCCCTAGTGAATCCTTTGACTTATCAGCTTCACCTGATATATCCATTAATGCCTTGACTCCATCTGCCCCTAAATCTTCCCACATAGTACCAAACAATTGTACTCCTAATGTATTCTGTTCTATAGGATCTTTTATTCCAAATAAAGCACTTGTAACTTGTGATAATGCTTGTTTTGCTTCTTTTCCACCTTTCCCAAACTTAGCAGTAGTTTCATCAACATTAAGTCCTAACTTCTTAAATGCATCATCTGCTGTACCATCTTTAACACGTATGCCAAATTCTTTTACTGCATCTCCTAATTTATCCACTGAAAATGTTCCTGATTCTGCACCATTTTGAAGCATATTGAACATATCTTCGCCATCTAAACCTATTTGCTTAAAATGTACTGAATATTCGTTTATAGTATCTAATAAATCATCATTTTTGTTTAAGCCATTTTGTGCACCTTGAATAATTAGATTATATGCTTCATCGGATGTATAACCAAATTGTTGCATAAGCATGTTAGCACTACGTACTGATTCAGCAACATCCATATCAAAAGTATCACGTAGTACAAATGCATTCTCAGCAGTTTTCTTAAGTTCTTCGCCAGTTTCTCCAGTTTGTTGCTTAACTATAGCCATGGTTTCAGCTATATCGTTCATATCCTCTCCAAAATTATCAGCATAAATTTCATGCATTACATTTTCAAGAGATTCGAACTCATCCTTTGTGGCTCCAGTTTGAGTAATTAAAGTATTTAGCGCCTTGTCACTATCCACGCCAAACTCAATCAATCCGCTTGCAACCTCTTTAGTTGTATCATTAAGTGCATCTAATTTATCTTTTACTATATCACTAGCTAAATTGCCTTTCATTATATCTGTGACATTATCTGCACTATCTCCTAGTTCTTCATAATTATTAGCCAACTCTTCGGATGCATCTTCTACTTCTTTTAGCGCATCTTTATTTTGTTTAAGTTCTGCTGATAGTGATTGTATCTTACTTTCTAGATTTTTAGCCTCCTGAGAACCTTGACCTTGTTCAAGACATACATTTTGATATTCTCGTTTTAACTGTCCTAATTCATTTTCTTGTTTACTAATAGTAGACTCTAATTTGCCTAATGCACTTTCAGATTGTTTTGTAGAATTTTCTAATTCTTGTAGTTTTGAACTTGTTTGAGATAATGTGTTTTGTATCTTAGCATTTTGAGTTTCAGCAGTTATCAGCTTATCTGTCCACTTTTTTACTTCTTCACTATTTTCACCATAAATTTGTTTAGCTTTTTCTAGACATTCTCTTGTATAATCTATTTTTTGAGCGCTGGCTTGTAGTTTATCTTGTAGTAGCTTTTGTTTATTTTCCAAAAGTTCAACACTATCACCATTAGCTTTGAGTTGAGTAGCATTAAGATTCAACTGTTTATTCAATGTACCAATATTGCTATTCATCTCTTTAATTCCAGCGGTAAACTCGGCAGTTTCTGCTTTAAAGGTTATCTTTGCTTCCTTATTATTAGCCATTTTATCACCTGCCTTTTATTTTCTTCTTTGTCTTTGTTTTTCATATTCTTTTTCTTTTACATAGTTAATGTAATTATCGTATGCTATTTTATCTTCTAAAATAGATAAAAGTGAAGAGTAATCTACATTAAAGAAAATCTCTTCACTCATTCCTAAAATTAATACAAAATATGTATAATAATCCTCCCAATCTTCAAGAATAAACTTTGGGATTCTTGTTCTTGATTTATTTACTCTTCCTGTAGCTTTAATGAATGGTTGTTTAAACCCTACTTTTTTTTAGGGCGTATCAATTCAGCTGTTACAGTGTTTATAAGCTCCATATCTGGAGGCACCATCTCAATGAATTTATCCTCGCTCATTACTTCATCTGTACCTAATTTGTCTGAGTTAGCACAAAGGTAAGCAATATATAATACCTTTAAGCTATCAAAGATAGGGTCAAAACCCTTACCGCCTTCTAAAGCTTTCATATATTCTTCATATAACTTTTTATTATTATTTTTTACTTTTAATAGTCGAGCAAAATTTAAAGTTAGTTCAATTTTAGATCCATCTATTAATTCTAGTTCTAGCATAGTACATTTCATTATATATCACCTACCTTTGATTTCTTATACACTTGATTTTCTTACTAAGGCCGGTGTGAATGCAGTTAGCCATGTACTTTTTACTGTTTCATCAACATCATTAGTCACTACCATTTCATACTTGCCATTACCAAAGTCATCTGGCATTATTGATATTTCTATTTCAATTTCCGCTATTTCTTCTACTCCATTTTCAATGCTTCCTTTTGGTGCAGAAGCCATTATGCATCTTGGATAAGCTATCATCTTTTCTAGCCCATCTTCATCTAATACTTTAGCTACATAAGTAAACTCTTTATGTCTACTATTTCTACCATAAGCTACTACCCCATCTTTCAAGTCTGTACTTTCCATTCCAAATGCTTTTACATAAAGATCATATCTAATATGTAAAGATAAAGTTAATGTACCATTACCAGTTCCTATTGTTCTTGTTTTAGCAACAATACCTTCACATTTTTTTTGTACTACTTTACATTCTAGTTCTTCATCTAATTTACCTACGCATCCTAGTTTATTAAATGAGCTTTCTGCTGCATCATTAAATTTTACAGATGATTCTTTAACTTCATATTCTGCGAAATTAGTTTGATATATAGCCATCTTATCAATCCTCCTTATTTAAAATTATTTTGTAGTTTTTCTAATAAATTGTTTACTACGTTATCATATTGAGCATCTACCCCATGTTGCATAAAATCATTTGGAACTTTACCTTGGAAGTGTACTCCTTCTGCTTCCTGTGGAAAATACAAATAATTGTATTGTGTTTTTGTATGTATATATAATGATAAATTTTCTTTCTGTTCAGCTTTCAATGGTGAGCTATCTTTCGCATGTTGCTTATCACGATTTGATACAGGAATATAATTTATTATGGCTTGAGTAAATATGTTGCTAGCTTCGTTTTTTAAGTAATTATTTATTACCTTTTCTGCCCCATCTCCATAACTCATTATGGCCTGTTGTAATCTTTCAACATCTTCGGCTGATAATCCAAATACTGCTCTAGCCATCTAAATCACATCCCTTAAATGCTCTTGTAAATTCTAAAGTCAGCATTTCAACCACCATATCTGTATTATTTTTTGTAATATAATTAAACTGCATCGACTGATCTGTTAGTTTTAACCTTGTATTATCTTGTATTACTTTTATTACTTTTTGTTCAAAACCTTCTGGGATATAATTTTCCATAATTATATGGACCTGATAATAATAGTTGTAATCTAGTTTACTTTTACCACTTCTATCAAATTCCTTTTTGTTAAATACAAAGTAATTCCATTTATCTTTTCCTTTTGTAAATGTTCTTCCATACCATACCGGTAACTCAAATGTTTGTTCCAATACAGATTGTATTTGTTCAAGTATTCCATCTAATTTACTCAACTTCTGTCACCTCTTCCAAATAAAAATACAACTCTCTATTCTTTCTATCTTCATCTATATAGATGATGTCATACAGTGTATTTTCAATTGTTACTTTGTACTCATTATTTATATTTTTATAGAATCTAGTTTTAACTTTTACATTTAAAGTTCTATCATTTGACTCCGCAAAATCTAAATCTTGTTGCCTTTTACTACATTCTTCATATGCTAACTTAACAATAAATTCAAGATTATCCTTTGTTTTAATATTCTCTTTTGCTCCAAAATTAGTTTTAACTGGTATTTCCTTATAAACTCGAATATATCCATCATTGTAATTACTTACTCTCTTCATAATTTATAACCTCATACATTTGCCTTATTTGCATTATCTCATTGAAATAATTATCATCAAATTCATTGATACAATTGTTATAAGCATACATACAGTAATTAAGAAAAAGGCTATGTTCTATACCCTCTTTAGAGTAGTCTATACTATGCCCAAGTTTATAATTCAATGTTAATTTAGCATCTTCTATTATCATATTAAGTTTTCTTTCTGTATCTTCTTCATCCCAGGTAATGTTTAATTTATCTTTCAAATCTTGTAATAAACTATCCATGACTTTCTCCTTTCTAAAAAAGAAAAGACTAGTCATAGACTAGTCTTTCTTATTACTATTGTCCCGCTTTAGTAGTTACAGTTCCTTTAACTGTACTTTCTACAGTTCCTTTTACTTTTGTGTATACTACTGCTTCTTCTAATCCAGATATATCAAGTAATAAAGAACATGTATTATCAAATGCTTTACCTTCTCCATAAGTTTTTATTTTATAAACTCTGTTGTCTTCTAGAAACTGATATTCATCTGAATAAGTTATTACTCCATCTTTTGCTGCACCCATAGCCATAAAGTACTCTTGTGGTAAGCATACTATAGCTTTACCTGTTGCAATTTCATTTGATATTACAACTTCTGTAGGGAATGGGAATACATCTTTTACATATACTCCATTTACATTAAGTAAAGTTGTAGCTGGCATTACTTTAGTTAAGTAATCTATTTGATTACATATAAATAATACTGAACCAAATTTTCTAGTTCTTCCGCCATGTTTTTTACTATTATCATCTGTATATTCTTCTGTTTTAGCCATTTTTGAAATTAAATCACCATAAGTTTTAGGTGAAAAATCTGTTATTTTTATAGCAGTTTTTTGAGGATATCCAGTACTAGTAGAGTATGACACTCCTTTATGTATATCTCTATCTAAACCTATAGGAGAATTTATACCATTTCCACTAACTATTGCTTTTTCTATTCCACATGCTATGGCATCTTTCATTATAGTTCTTACATAAGAATCTATAAATGTAGGTCCTAAATCTAACATATCTTGAGGAACTGAAACAAATGCAGATAATTTATTTTGAGTTATGTCTACTGCTTTAAATGCAGAAGTAAGTTCTTTTGTTATTTTACTGTTTAATGGTCCCCAAACTGCAGTATCTATTGTATGATCATTTAATATCCATTTAGTAAGATATTTAGCATTTACAAAATTTATTTTAGTCAATAGTGGATGTTCTTCTAATAAATCTTTATATATATCAGTTATGATAGTTTCTGGCATTATGCCTTCTGGTGAGCCTATAAAATCTGCGAATGATTGTTGAGGTTTATTTGATTTAGCAGCTTCTATAAATCCTTTATACCATTTTTCTTCAGCAGTAGTAAGTTGTCTATAACCTCTATCTGCTAAAACTGATTTGTCTTGAGTTTGTTGATATTCTAATGCATCATCTTTTATTTTTTGCATTTTTTCTTCTAGTGCATCACTAAGTATTATTACTGCTTGATCTTTATCTTCTGCTTCTAAAAACTTAGTTATTTCTTCTTTAAATTTTATATCTTTATTTAATATCGCCATTATTGTTGGCCTCCTTTTCTATTTAATTTATTTTTAAATTCATTAAAAAAAGAACATTTAGTATGTTCTTCCGGTTCTTTACTCTTATTTTCTTTGCTATTATTAATTTCTGTATTTAAATCATCTTCTTTTTTAGCATTTAAAATAAGTTTCATTAATGATTTTTTAACTGACTGACTAACTTCTTCGGCCTCTTTTTCATTTACTATAGCCGTGATAAATCCTTTTTCTATAGCTTCCTGTGGAGTTATCCAAGTTTCATCATCAAGCATTTGCTTTAATTCTTCTTCTGTTATATTTATTTCTTGCATATAAGCATTGACACTAGCTTGAGTAATTTTATCTAAATCGTCGGCTTGTTTTCTTAACTCTTTAGAGTTTCCTTTTACTCTCGTCCATGCATTATGTATCATAAGTAGTGATGCCGTAGACATTATTCTTTCATCTCCAGCCATGAAAACTACACTGGCGGCACTACATGCAAAACCATCGCATACAGTTTTCACTTTTGCTTTATGTCTTTTAAGTTGGTTATATATAGCTAAACCTTCCGCTACCTCTCCACCATATGAATTTATGTATACATTTATTTGGTCACACTCTAAGTCTTCTATTTGCTTAGATAGTGTATAGCTTGATACATCACTTTCAAGCCATTTCCAAGATGTTATGTCACCATATATTTGTATATCAACTTCATTATTATTTTGAGTTAGTTGGAAATATTTTTTATTCATCTTCTTCACCTCCTCCATTATTATTTTGTCCATCACCTATTAATCTGTTTTCCACTGTATCATAGTTTTTAGTTATAAAGTGTTGTTGACTAAATTTAGTGTTAAGTCTATCAAATCCTATTATTTCTCTAACTTCATCTATACAGCACGTACCAGATGCAATTAATTTGTCTGCTTTTTCAGCAACATCTAATATATCTATATGATTAATAGTTGATGTATCTACTTTTACATAATTTCCTTTCGTCCAATTATCATATCCTCCTGAAGTTTTCCTTGTAGTTTCTTCTGAAATCATATCTGCTATTGGATCTATACAAAATGTAAGAAATACTTTTACTATTTCATTCATATTTGTAATGTTTCCTAACATAAGACTAACTGGTATTTGAAGCGCTTGAGCTACTATTTCAAACATTTCTTTTCTCAATGCCCTAAAATCAGAACTATCCTTATTTGTATTAGTTCCATCCATGTACTGCAAATCATACCCTTTGTATTGTGGATATACAGCATTATCATTTTCCATAAATTCTTTAAGTTGTTTTTGTACTATCTCTCTATATGTTTTCTGAAAGTTTTCATCAGATGCTTTAACTTGGTCTAGAACTAATTTATATTTTGCTCCATTACTCTTTTTATAATTTTTTGCTGCATAAGAAAGTAGTTCTCCATACTGCTCATATAAATTATCGATTAATTTTTTTATATTAGAATTATTTAATTGTAATCTTAATACTTCGCTACTTTTAAAAGTTTTATTTAGCTGTAAATTTCCTATTACAACTCCCTTATATAAGTTTCCTAGTATTGGATATTCTTCCGGAGTATAACTATCAGCGCAATATAAATTATCATTTACATCAACTAATATACATTCATTTTGATATATCATTTTTTCAATGGCTTTATGCCAAAGTTGACTGCTATTTTCATTTGCATTAGGTGACACATTTAAAATATAATAAAGCTTATTTTTTACTTCTTGATTATTTTCATATACTTTTATTTCACACTTAGCTATTGCATTCGCTATAAGAGATATAGCTGTTTGTATAGCTAACTCCTTATAATATATTTCTTGTATCTTTTCCTCTATTATATTTTCGGTTATTTCACCCTTTTCATTTTTAACATTCCCTAAAAAGTCCATAAACCATGTTTTTATACTCACAATTTCCTCACCTCCTTATATAATATTTAATAATTAATTTACTTAATGTTTTTACCTAATACATTTCTTTCAATTCTATCTTCAACTCTTCTATTCATCCACATTAAAGCTTCTTCTATATGTTCCAACGCTTTTTCATTGTAATCACTTGAAAATGGTCCAGCTTGAAATGCTTTTAATCTGTCCCTTACTATTTCTAATAAATCTGTATCTATTACACCATGTATTGAGTTTTCTTCTTTTCTAGGTCCACATTGTAGTTGTATTTCACACATAGGTTCATATGTTATTACTAACATTACTTCGTCTTCACAACATGGTACTATTGCATATTTATGATATGCTCCTCCTGGTCCTTTTTCATCAACTGCATATATACTATTTAATTTTTCCTTTTTTTGTATTGTGCTTAATTTTCTCATAATATTTTTCTCCTTTTAAAATATAATAGGAGGCATAAAGAATAATTCATTATTATCTTCATCCTCCAATACATCTTGAGCAGCAATCATAGCATGGACAAATGCCATGAATCCATCTGTTTTCCTTGATTTAGGCTCTATCTTATCGTATACATAGTTACCTAAATTCTTATCCGTTAGTTTAGTATTATTAGTAAACCACCTCATAAGTGGGTTATCTCCCCACACTATTTGGTGGTTATTAAATAAACTATCTATTACTGGTACAATTTTCATAATATCACTAGGTCTAATTATTTTTACTTGTTCTTTGTTTGTTGCATCTATCCCAATATTCTTCATAGATTTACTTAACAATGCCAACCTAAAATTATCTACTCCTAATTTAACAAAATTATATTTTATTAACTGTTCTTGTATCCATTCTGTGGCCATATCTGGATTAATTTCTATGTCATCAACTATAGTTAATAATCCTTGCTTTGACCATTCTTCTAAAGGTGCTTTTATTCTATCCTTATCTCTAGAATTAGTACAAAACCAGCTATGACTAACCCAATAATATATGCCACCTTTTAAAAAAAGTAACCCTACACTCATCATGTCATTTACCTTTGTATAGTCAATTCCAATAGTGCAGCTTGCTCCCTCAAGGTTTGGTATATCTTTATTTGTCGATAATATATTTTCCCATGAAGTTACTTCAATATCTTTTGAACCTTTTGGAATATTCATCCTCTTGGTCATAAAAGCATTATTTACATAAGGATTAATCTTATAATCTGCATATTCTTTTTTCATCTGTTCCATTAATGAAGGTCTATAAGGTAAAGAAGGGTTTGCTTTTGCCCAGTTATCTGGATTATCAACTTCTTTTTCTTCATCCAGCTTACAAATAAAAGGGAGAAAGCCATTATCCTCGACTTCTCCCTTTAATATCATTATTGCTTTTTCTAATAAATTATCCAGTGGACCATCCCTTACATCTCCATTTGTTGTTATGTAAGTTCTTCTTGGATTATCTTTTTTACCTAAACCTGTAGTAAATACATTTATATTGGCCCAGTTTTGATAAGCATGTATTTCATCAAAGTCAACTTTACCTGAACGCAAACCATCTTTCCCTTTTGGATTATTAGTTCTGAACTTTATTTTACTTTTAGTCTTAAGATTTATAATTTCTTCCTTATTCCAATAGAAATTCCTTTTCATTTTTTTTGTATATTTAGGATCTTCTAATATATTATATATATCATTAAATGTTGTTTTAGCTTGGTCTTCTGAGTTAGCTGATATATCTATATCGTAATTTTTTATTCCATGAGTAGGCGTAATTAAACAAAAGTCCTCATAAGCTAAATAAGCATTTTTACCAGAACCTCTTCCAACTAAAATAAACAAGTCAGCAAATCTAGGTAATCCATTTTCTTTAAATACACAGTTATGTAAAACAAATAAAAATTTCTCCCATGGGAATAAATTAAAAGGAAAGTATTTCTGATAAGAAAAATATTTCTCTACTTTTTCTTCATCTATTACTAACTTTTCATTATCAAATATATTTTTTATGAATTTGGATAATAATTTTTGTTCTTTACACATTGGAAATACTTCATTGTCAATAATATCTAAGTATTCTTTGATATATTTATTATAATTCATCGTCATCACCACTGTCTGCTACAGTAGCTTTAATTCCTAGTTCATTTAAAAGTTTAAGCATTTGAGCATTTGTCTTATTTAATTCTCCTACACTGTCATTTCTTTTATAACCAGATTGCCCTCCGCCATTATTGTATTTTACATTTACTCCTCTTTTATTTATATCCTCTATAAGGAGTGATTTTGTTATCCAAAATGCCATATAATCTTCTACTAAATCTCTAAACTGTTCTCCATACGTGCCATTTCTATCTAACTGGTCTAATAAATCTTGTCTAATTTTATTATATTTTTCACTGCTTTTTAATTCTTGTACAGATTTTCTATCTGCCATTTCACCACCTCCTTATAGTAATATCAGCATACCACCCCTCGCGCAAAATCATCATCGGCCGGAACAGGAAACCGACAGCGAATAAAAGACATCATGGTAATCCTGATTCTGGGCATGATGTTCTCATC